GCTCAACTAGCTGATGGAGAATTTGTATCTAGAGCTGATGCAGTTTTAGGTGCAGGTATTTTATCTGGGGCTGACCCAAAAAGTTTTAAAAAAATGAGAAAAGCTGGTGCAGATTTTTTTTATGACCAGCAAAAAAAATTTAAAAGAATTTACGATATAGTCAATGCAAGTAAACAAAACTAAAATAAAAAAACAAGTAGAAGTGCTTGAGATATTTCCAAAATTACTCGATGAGTATTGGAACTTAGTTGATTTTATGTTGAGAGAAGGTTTAAAGTATGATGGTAATCCAATGAATATTAGTGATTTATACAAATTAATTAACATCACTTATCAAGGTGGTTTTGGTTCTAGTACAACTATGGGTGGTGGTGTTGTTGTTCAACCTGTTAGGCCACACAAGTTTGATATGATTGTGAACAGCAATCTTACCCAGCCAACCGTTACATATCCAATATATGTCCGTAGTGCTGATATTATATATATAAGACCTTTGTCGATACAATCTAATGTTCAGGCAAACTATATTCGAAGACCAGTCGACCCACACTGGGGTTATAACACTATTAACTCGGACCCTGTTTATAATGCAGACAGTTCTACACAGTTTGAAATATCACAAGAGGATGAAACAGAATTAGTTGTGAAAATTTGTAAATATGCAGGATTAAGTATTAGAGAGGCTGATGTTGTACAAGTAACAGCGCAGCAAGAGCAAGTTGAATTTACAAAAGAAAACTCATAAAGTATGCCAATTATAGGAAGACCCATAGACCATAGAGAATATTACCAAAACAACGGTAATTTACCATTAAGTGAAAACTGGGGTACATATCAGTATTTACTTTTATCTGACATAATAAATAATTTTATGCTGTCTTATGTAGGAGACAATAAGGTTATAAATAAGATAGATAGAAATGAGGTTGTATTTCATGCAAAAAGAGGTTTGCAAGAAATTCATTATGATGCGTTAAGAGAGATAAAAGGTTTTGAAGCTGAATTACCAGATAATCTAAAAATGCACTTACCACATGACTTTGTTAGCTGTGTAAAGGTTTCATATGTTGGTGATGATGGTTTAACTCACCCTGTTGTAACTAATTATAACACAGCAACCCCTACAAGTTATCTTCAAGACAACTCGGCTCAGAAAAACATACTTTTTGACAATAATGATGATGCTCTTACAGGTACTCCTGTAATTGAAACAAACTGGGCAAACCAACCTGGTGATGCTAAAAAAATGCCTTCTAGAAATCTACTAGGTCAAAATTTTGGTATGGACACAGCTACAAAAAACAATAATGGAAGCTATGTTCTTGATAAAAACCAAGGTTTAATTCTTTTTAGTTCTGATTTAACTGGTAAGAATATTTTGATAGAATATGTTTCAGACGGAATGTATGGCTTGGCTGATAATGAAATAAAAGTTCATAAACTTGCCGAAACCTTTATGTATGATTATATGGTTTCAAATATACTAAAACAAAAATTTGGTGTTCAAGAGTTTATTGTAAGAAGAGCTCAAAAACAAGCTTTAGCTTCATTAAGAAACACAAAAATTAGACTAAATTCTATTAAATTAAACGAACTTACTCAGATACTAAGAGGAAGAGACAAGTGGATAAAATAGTATGAAAATACAGAATTTTTTTAATACAGGTAAAATGAACAAGGACGTTGATGAACGTCTTGTTAAAAGCGGAGAGTTTCTAGATGCCAGAAATATCAGAATACTCAACACTGCTTCTAGTGATGCTGGAGCTATAGAAAATGAAAAGGGAAATGTTCAGCTTACAAACATACCTGTAGCACAAAACCCAAAGTGTATCGGTTCTGTATCAGATGAGGCAGAAGAAAAAATTTATTGGGCAGTAGTAAATAGCGTCGGATATTCTTACATATTTGAGTATGATGCTATAAACGATATAACATCAACTGTTTTAGCTGATGAAAGAACAGGTGATAATCAAGTTCTAAATTTTGATTCAAATTATAAAATTACAGGATTTAATGTTGTTTACAATGCATCAAAAAAATCAAAACTTTTATTGTTTACTGATGGGTTGAACCCACCAAGAATGGTTGACATAAAGAGAGCCAAGGGTTTTGGAATAAGTAATTTTTTAGAAGATGATATTTCTTTATATAAAAAGCCCCCAAGACAGGCTCCTGTTGTAAAACCTTTTAATAGTTTAAGTTCATCAGAAAATGCTGTAAAAGAGCAATTTTTTGCTTTTGGATATAGATACAGATACCTAGATGGTGGTTATTCTGCGCCATCTTCTTTTTCGTACTTTCAATTTACTCCAAAAAACTTTCAAATTAATTTTACATCCATGGAAAACAAAGGCATGGATAATATATTTAATGGTTATAAAATAACTTATAATAGTGGTGATAAAAGAGTTACAGATGTTCAGCTTTTGTTTAAATACTCTACGGACAGTTCAATATTTATCATTGATAGTATTAATAAAGAAGAAAGCTCAATATTAGATGACACTAATGAAACATATGAGTTTACTAATAAAAAAATATTTAAAACACTCCCAAAAGATGAGGTTTTTAGAATATTTGATAATGTCCCTTTAACCGCAAAAGCACAAGACTTTATTAACGATAGAATTGTTTTTGGAAATACTACAAGTCAATATGATGTGGTTGAAGCTGAGGGTTCAAACGATAAAATAAAAATATCTTACGATGTTTCTTTAGATTCTGTATCACAGGAAGGAAATGAGATTGTTGGAACATTATCCGCCAGCGACACAAAAATAACCTTTGATTTATCAGGTGTTGATTTATTACAAGATAAAACAATAACATTTATTTTAAAATTGGAGTCTGCAGAAGCTGGAACAGCGCCTGATGATTATTTTAATGGCTCTGCTCTTATCGAGTCCGCTTTTGTTATAACTCAAGATTATGCAAATGTTACTGAACTAGTAGCGTCATCGGAGTTTACAGACTGTGTGGAGTCAATGACTGGTATTTTTCAAAGTGTTGTTATAACCACACCTCCACCAGACCCATTAAACCTTGTTTATGGTTCAGTTAGTTTGGACTCATCAACATCAACAACCTTTACTTTGCTGATGCCTGTTAATGTTCATACAGTAGATGATACACCAGCAGACGCAACAGATAATGACGACCCAGCTTTTCAGACAGATATAAACGAGGTATTTACACTTGAAGATGGTTCAAATATTAGAATAAAAGATACAATAAGCAATGTATCTTTAAAATCTAATAGAAGTTTTGAAGTTGGTCTTTGTTATTTAGATAAAGATGGAAGGTATTCAAGTATACTACTTCCAAAAGAGTCTTTAGGTGAGTCTATAAGTGAGGTTTTTGTTCCAATAGCAAATTCTGTAAATCTTAATAAACTGAGAATTAAACTTTTTAATAATCCTCCATATTGGGCTGACAGGTATAAATGGTTTGTAAAAGTAAACAAAGGACTTCACTTTAATATATATGCAACCATATTTTACGAAGACCAAATCTACAGATGGATACTTTTACAGGGAGCTAATTTAGGAAAATTAGAAGTCGGAAAAAATTTAGTTGTAAAGGCTGATGATAACGGTCCACTACAAAAAGAAGTAAAAACAAAAATTCTTGAAATTACAACCAAAAACGCTACAGACGAAGTAAGTCCAGGTCAAGGATGGATTAGTGGAAATGCAGATAGCACAGGTGAACCATTAGTAGAATTAGCAGGCACATTTGTAAAAATAAGGCCTAATGGGTTTACTTTAGATTTTAATCCAGATAACTTTCTTAATTACGAAAGAAGTAGGAGGTTTGGTAGGGGCGGTGGTTCTGGTACTAATACAATCTTTCTTCCTAATGGAAGTAGTAATGCGTTGGGTAATTTAATATTAGGGAATTCTGGTCAATTAAATGAAGGTATTCTTCAAGTCTTAACTAGTGAACCTGGAGCAACTTTAGAGTGGTCTGATATTGCTATAACACCAGGAACTCAGATAAAATTAGAGTTGGTTTATAGTGAGAGTGATGGAAGTCCTAATTTTAATTATTTTAAAGAATGGACTTCTAATAATGAGTATACAAGCACAGCAACAAGAAACGCTCTTCAGTTGTTTTTTGATAGTGAAACAAATTTCACAAAAACAGAAGACTTTGCGATGGGTGGCTATGATACAGCCACATCTATTAGGTTTAGAGTTCCTTCTCAAAATGATGAAGGTGAAGGCTTCAAGTTAGTCATAGCAAAATCTACTTCGACAATGCCAGGAAGATGGGTTATGAGAGTTCAGCCCACAGAAGGTACTGCGACTTTTGAATCTTCTAGATTAACATGTAATTTAAATATAATTTTAGTTACTACATTAGGAATTTTTGAAACAGAGCCAGAGGATATTGATAACGATATTTATTATGAAACAGAAGAAACTTTTTTAATAGAAAATGGCTTTCACAAAGGTAATGAGCAAGACCAAACATCCTCACAGCCTGCTATTTCAAAACTAGGCTTTGGTAACTGTTTTAGTTTTGGTAATGGAGCAGAGTCTGTCAGAGTAAAAGATGATAGGTTTTTGCCTGCTTTTGATATAAAATCAAGACCAAATATAGCTATAGTTGAGGGATATGAGAGAAAAGAGGACACTAATAAACTTATATATAGTGGTCCGTTTAATGAAAACAGCGGATATAATACACTAAATGAGTTTAATTCAAGCAGAGGCATAACAAAGTACATGGACATGAAATATGGTTCTATACAAAAGCTTTTTGCAAGAGAATCTGATTTAATAGTCTTTCAAGAAGACAGAGTTTCAAAAGTTTTGTATGGGAAAAATATACTTACAAGTCCTGATGGAACTGGAAGCTTATCTCAAATAGAACAGGTGTTAGGACAAGACGTTCCTTTTTCTGGAGAATACGGTATTTCTTTAAACCCAGAATCTTTTGGTTTTTATGAAGGTAAAATGTATTTCGCAGACGCAAATAGGGGTACTGTTTTAAGATTAGGAGGAGACGGAATAACACCGATATCTTATATTGGAATGAAGTCTTTCTTCAAAGAAAATCTTTACAATAATAAAAATAATTTTAACATAGGAGGTTTTGACCCTAAGTATCATCAGTATGTTTTATCAATGAGTAGCACACAGATGCCTTCAGAACCACTTGAGCTTGATTGTGCTTCTGTATTCACAAAAACACTTGCTGGAACATTTACCTATAGTTTAAATGTAGGTCAATTCCCAGGAACTGCAACTGTAGGTTATAGCACAACAGGAACTATATCAATTTCTATTGTGTACAACGGAAACACCTATAGTAGTACTCTTGTAACTGGGACAGGAACTGTTACATTTCCTGTAACATCTGCTGATTTAGAAACAACAAATATAGCCACCGTACAAATTACACCTGTAGGAGTAGCTACTGCAACAATAACTCATATTTGTCCAGTTCCAGAAACACTTGAAGTGGTTCTTATTGTTGTTAATGATTCACAAGAAGCAAATGAAACAATTATAAACAGATATAAGCATAACGGAAGTAATGGAAATAATTATAATTCTGAATTAGATGTATTTGATTTTGACGAATTAACAAGATTTGAAACTATATCTGGACCTATGGGAGGAGACGTTATACCAGACAATGGAGATACGGTTACTATTTCCTCACTGAAGCAAATAGGAGTTCATACAGGAGATTTTAATAGTTGTAATAGTTTGGGATATCTTGTTTCTGAAGCCAGTTTAACAGTTCAAAATGTAGTAGACCAAGCTACATATCCTGCAATTACAAATACTACAACATCAACAGAAGAGGAGAATGTTGTAACCTTTACATTTAACAGAACTAATACAAGTCAAAAACTGTATTTAGTCTGGAACTATATTGATAATCTACCTGTTTTAGTTAACGACACTGTGACAGGAATTGCTAATGGTGGAAGTAGTACAATTAATGTAGTAGCTAACGACACAATTCCTTCACCATTCACTATTTCGATAGGAACACCTCCAACAAATGGAACAGCTGTAGTCAATGCTAATAACACTATTACATACACACATACCGCAGGTAATAGCTTAAATGATAGCTTTACTTATATAGTAAGTAGAGGTGGAGCTTGTACTGCAGAAGCCACTGTAACAACGGAAGCTCTTGCAATTACAGTAGATACATATATTTACATATATTTTGACGACTCTGGTTCTATGGCAAATACAGAGGCAGAGCTTCAAACAATGAGGGCTGGAGCTTTGAAATCCACTCTTCAAGACCTATATGCAACAGGAGGAACCGAATCAAGTGGTAACACAAACTCCGCTACTAATGGTAGCGATGAATATGATGATAAGGTAACTATTGTTTATGGAGCTACTGGGGGGTGGACAAATGAGAGAACTTTTGCTGCTATTGGTGATAATGACGTTAATGATTTCTTAGCCACGAACGCACACAATTCGTTTCCTTCAGATGCAGCTAATGTTATAGTAATGGTTTTCCAAGACGAAGCGAGTGCTATTTATCACGATGCTAGAACTAGCAATAGTTTTAATAATGACCCTAGAACAAATACTTATAACACAGATATGGCTGATTTAAGGTCAAGAGTCACCTCTTTAAACACTTCTAATTCATCTTTTTATAGGGGAGTTGTTTTCCAAGTAGAGGATGTTGCAGGAGACCCAAGTTATCCATTTAGAGCGTTTTTGCAGGCTGTTGAAGGCGGTACTGCATCAAACTACACAGGAACAAATGGATTGAGCGATTTGATGACAGGAAGTACACCTACGTTTGTTTTTGAGTATGATATTGAAGACAGCAGTGGAAATGATGCTACTGCTCCATTTAAACCAGGAAGTACAACTGACAGGTTTGACCAATGGCAATATTACTATTTATATTGGTTAACAAACGCACTTAACACGCTAGGATTTACTCCAGATGGTGTAACTTGGCCAATAATAATAGACGACTAATAATATGAGTTTAAAATTAGGAAATAGAACTGTAACATTTGATGAAGTTTATAACGTATGGACTTCTTTTCATTCCTATGAACCAGAATGGATGGAAAGACTGGGTGCTAACTTTTACAGCTTCAAAGGTGGAGAGTTGTATGTTCATGACGAAAACGAAACGAGAACTAATTTTTACGGTGTTTCTTATGGGTGTGACGTTACTTATTCGGCAAACAAAAACCCCTCTGAAGTTAAGCTGTTTAAAACAGTTAATTTAGAATCAAACTCTAATGGTTGGTTTGCAGAAATAACATCTGAACTTGAAACAGGTAGAATAGGGGCCAATAATAATTTATTGTTTGAGGAAAAAGAAGGTATGAGATATGGGTATATTAGAAGATATGCAACTGATAGGTTAAACTTTAATAAACTATCTGTAGTTGGTTTAGGTAATTTACAAAGCGAACCAGCAACAAACCAATATCAATTAACAGACAATATACCAAACCAGATTCAGGCAAATAACGCTGATGGTTTAGGCGGTGATGAGCTTTTTTTTAATATTGGAAGTGGGAGTGGGTCTACTCAGTTTATTGGCATTATAGATAGCTATGTTGATAATGTTATAACAGTAGATTCAACCGATAATGACCCAAGTGTGGGAGATTTTATGTTTGTTGTAAAAAACGCAGAAGCAGAATCTTTTGGACTAAGGGGTTATCATGCAAAAATAAAATTAATAAACAACAATACAGATTTTGTAGAGTTGTTTGGTGCGAATAGTGAGGTATTTAAGAGTTACATCTAAAATTCGTATATTTGTATAACTATATATAGAAGAAAATAATGGCATTTTTAACAACAATGGGATTGATAACTGGGGGTTTAGGCTCCGTCAATCAATTTATACAAGGAGGCAAGATGAAAAGGCAAGCCTCAGATATGCTTGCTGGCATAAGGGATGTTGAGTTAACTAATTTAGCAGAAAACCTAAAACCTTCTTTAGCAGCCGAAAGAACAGCAATGCAAGGCATAAATCAAAGCATGTCTAATGCTGTAGATGTTGCTGGAACTATGGACGCTGCTCAAGCTATGGCTATGTTGGGTTCAGCACAAGGTCAGGCTTTTGACCAACAAACAAAAGTTTTTGATTCAATTCTTCAGAAAGAGTCTGATTTTGACGTAATGCGAATGGAACAAGAAGTAAAAAACAGAGATATACTTGAGGCAAGAAACATGGCAAAGCGTCAAATGGCTATGGGACAAATGCAGGCTGGAGCTGAAATGCAAACCGCAGCTGTAAAAGATTTTGCAACAACAGCTGTTAGTGCTGGGGTGGCTCAAGAAGCTGCGGCGGCTGAGGCAGGTTTTACAGACCCTAAAGCCATGAGGTTAGGTAAAAAAGCAGGTAGACTTGGTTTAAGTGGGGATAAGATTCAAACAGCCTACGATACAGGTGGTACTGCAGGTCTTAAACAACTAGTAAAAGATAACAGAACGCCTTTTAAAGATGGTAAATTTGCTCAGTTCTTCTCAGGTATTGGTAGTAAAATAGGAAGCTTGTTTAATTAATATAATATGGGATACTCAGGGGGAATATATTCAAAGCCAATTTTAGGAGGGTTTTCAGATGTTGCAAATCTATATCTTCAAGGGAAGTTGCAGGTTATCGGTATTAGACAACAAGTAAGACAGCAAAGAAGTGAA